AACACGCCGTCCGAAGAGGACAGCATGGTTGTATTCGATGAAATGAAATGATTTGTGTACGGTCAAGCGCGAACGAAGACCCCGCCAAGGACTTCAATGAGTGGATGCAACACGTATACCACCAAGTAAAAATTAACTATCAATCAAAACTCAAAATCTCATGTACAAAATTAGATTCCACCTCGGACGAGGAGACAACTTCATGAAGTGGCAGGTCAAGTCAGATGACGGGACTGTCGAATACTTCCGACCAGAGCAACGACAGATTGCTATGTTCAATGCCAAGCTCAAGGTGCAACTCGGAACATCCAAGAAAATACATGACGGCGCATGCAAGACAGTGTGTGCTTGGATTGAGTGTGACGAGTTCCAGGTGCTAGGTCAATCCGACCTCATCAAGCCATGTGAGAACGACTTCTATGTACGCTTCAATCCACGCAACAACCCTAACTGGACGGACAGGTACAGCAACATCATGAACGATGAGAAGTTCGAAGTCCTTGTGACTGATGACCGTAGCATCTTCGTATTGACTGGAAACCATGAGTGCAATGAACCAAATGAGCCAGAACCGCCCTTCTAAACACCCCAAGGAACACCTCATCCACGACGAATGCTACATCGAGATCGAGCGATGCGAGAAAGCGTGGGGACAGACAGACGGGTACAACATCTTTGTTATCGAGGACATGACGGATGACATACTCATCGAGGAATGGGAGCCAGATTTCGAGTGGGCGTGGGAGACAGCGAAATACTTTGGCGAGAAGTACAACTTAGAAATAGTAGACAAACTACCGTATTAAGATATCTGGGGCGTATAGCGGGGTTCGTGTCCTCAGCTCTTGTCGGAGGAGTTACCGAGCACCCACCCGCGAACAAAGGCTCACGTCTTAAGGTGTGCGTGAGTCCAGGGCAAAGCCGTCCGCTATGCGTAAGTCCCCGTCATACGGCCATGGGTGTTAAAGACTGACAGCTTGGAAAGACAGGCCAACCTTTTTTGGTGAGCGAAGAGGCGCGGTGATGACCTACCACATCTATATAGCCGCGCTTCTTTGCTTAGCAAAGATAAGAAACCAGTTAAACTAAATATATGACAAACGAAAAAGCAATTCAGTTGATTCAAGAAAAATCCAAGCGCGGAGAGCGCACCGAACAGCTTGCCGCTATGTACGCTATGGACGACATACTTAGTGACGACATAGATATGTGGCTTTCAAATGATGTGTCAGAGTACCTTATGCAGTTTCCTGATGTGGCAAGAGACCTTGCGGGAGACCTCATTGAAGAGGGTGTGTCGCAAGAAAAGCTTGTCGAAGGGCTGTGTGATGTGTCGGAATCCATGTTCTACTACGTGAAGTTCCATGAGATCTTAACCTCATACGACGAAGCACTGTCAGAACGCTGACAGGGAGAGGGGCGTATGGTGTGCAGGGAGATCCTGCAACTCGCCTTGTTAGAGAGCGATGAGAAACAAAGTCCCTCTCTTTTTTGGATTACCGAAACTTAGAACTTAAATTTGCATGTACAAAGAAGGAAAACAGATACTGAAAGAGTACTATCGTGTGCTTGCAATCAAACCTGACAAATCACAAAAGGACGAACAAGTAAAAGCACGAGCGGCAATGATGACCGCGATGCGTCACTGTAATTTGACGACATCATCAATAGCAAACGTTTTTGATTCCGACTCTAGCACTGTATCTCATCACAGTAATAAGCACGAAGTCAATTTAAACAATTGGAAGGGCTACGATAAGTGCTATATCCTGGCGATGAAGTTGTGTACAGAGGAAATAACACACAAAGATTGGCAGGCAAACCTTTATTCTGTGAAGGTGGCCATAGCCAAGATGAAGCAGATTCAAAAAAAATTAGAAAGAAAAATTCAATCAAAACAATTTACCAATGTCTAATTACAAATTCAAAACCACCAACATACGTGGTAAACAGTATGTAGAAGTAAATGAACGTATCAAATTTTTTCGTCAAGAAGACCGATACAAGGATTGGACGATCATGTCCGAGTTCCCTGTCCTCGACTCTGAGCAATGCGTATGTAAGACAACCATCGCAGATGCTACTGGACGTGTTATTGCCACTGGGCATGCACACGAAGTGCAAGGTGCATCTAACATCAACAAGACCAGCTACGTTGAGAATTGCGAAACCTCAGCGGTCGGGCGAGCTCTCGCTATGCTTGGAATCGGAATCGACACTTCTATTGCGTCAGCTAATGAAGTCACGGACGCAATCGCCAAGCAAGAAAGCAGCACGGACAAGAAGGTCAAGCAAGTACAAGAGAAATTTGACACGGAGCCGCCTGTAAACATCATGGACAAAGCTGTTGCTTATATCAAGTCGCAGACCGACAAGAAGAAAGCGTTCCAATCCATCATGGACAAGTACGAATCTTCTCTTACTGAGAAGCAAATTGCTGGACTTAAAAAGTTTGTGCGATGAAGAAAATATTTTTTGGATACAACAGAGTCAAAATCTTAAACGAAGTGACTCGATCTGTAAACGCATACTTAAATGATCCGAGCCCTAAAAAAGCGCGAGAGATGGATGCGGCAATGAGTAACCTGCGTATACTCGTAGATACCGCCATTAACAGCAGGTATAAGGCGCAAAGCGCGGAAGAGGAATCAACTGAATTTGATATGCCGCACACTCCAGAAGACTCCGTGCTTGACAGAGACCTGCGGACATGCGATTTACCGATTAGGGTTTCAAGCCACCTCGGATGGGCTGACATTCGCACCATACGAGACGTCATAAAATACAAAAAGAGTGACATAATGAAGTTTAGAAACATCGGCAAAGGATCTGTGGAAGCTCTTTCAAACTTCATTGAAAAACAAGGGGTGGAATGGGAATAAATCCAAGCAGCGGACTGGACGAGCGACGCACCAACAGGAAGTCGTTCAATAGATTCAGAGATCAGTGCCTGAACGCAAAAATGCCCAAGTATTGGGTGAACACAGAGGAGAAGAACCCTGAGTTTTCGGGGTTGTTCTTCGTTGCCTACGAGGACTCTCCAGGAGAGTTCGACATAGGTGAGTTTTTCATCAACAGCAAGGGCAAACGATTCTGGGTGTCCGCCCGCCCGCCCATAAAGTGGGCAGAGATAGAAACCTACGAATACATTAACGAAGACGGAACACTAGTGTACGATGAATTTATCTGAACAACTACAAGAACGATACGGCAAGTCACACTTGTCTTATTCCTCTCTCAAGCAAGCTTTGGGAGACATGGCACAGTTCGACCGCTACATGAAGGGAGAGCTGAAGTACAAGTCCGATGCACTTGACTTCGGTACGCTATATGACATGTTGCTTTTTGAACGTGAACAAGCATTCGAGAAATACATCGTGATGTCTGACAGCCAAGTAATGGCTAGGCTTTCGGACAAGGCACGAAGCTCAAAGAAACCATCGATGACCTCTGAATATAAGGCTGTTGTACAGTCCATGAAGACAGAGGCTCTCGAAGAAGGCAAGACGATTGTCTCTAGTGACGACTGGCAAATGGCGAACGATATGATCGACCGTCTCGCTACTTGCGGCTTACTAGATACATACCTGGCAGGGGACTACCAGGTGGGATTCCTTGAAGAACTGAACGGCGTTCAGGTCAAGGGATTCCTCGACTGCCTGGGTGACGGTTTCATCAGCGACAGCAAGTCAGCGCGTAGTGCGGAGAAGTTTCGCTATGCAGTGCGTGATTTCTGTTACGACATCCAAGCATACATCTACACGAAGGTCTTTGGCATTAAAGACTTTTACTGGGTGGTACAAGAGAAAACCTATCCTTACCTGCCAGCATTGGTCAAGTGTACGGACGAAACATTATTCACTGGGGAAATGAAATTTAACGATGCGGTCAACCGTATCAGGCATTTCATGCGAGAAGATTATGACCCCGTAAAAGATTATTTGCAGTATGAAGTATAAAAAATTAATCAAACGGTTGCTTTTTGCAGCAGCAGTTATTACCTTTCATGTTTTATTTACCAACTTTCTTTACAAATGAGTGATCAGAGCAAGAAGTACGAGAGTGTTCTCGTAGGCTGGGCAGATGAGCCTAGCTACAATGACAACGGCGAGTTGATGGGGTGGTCTTTCCGCCTCAAGGACAACGAGCTAAAGGACTGCATTGACCAATACACCACCAAGCGTGATGCCAGCGGTCAAGGCGGTAACGTTCGATTCCGTCTCTTCATGTCGAAGAACGGCAAAGCATGCCTCAGCGTGTGGGACCCGAACAGCGAAGCGGCGCAGGAGCGTCGGAACAATACGGCTAAGACAGAGGATACCGAGACTATCCCGTTCTAGTATAGTGTGTTATTCAGGTTAGACGGGGGGGTGCAGGCGAAAGTCTCACCCCCTTTCTTTCCCCCTTATCTTTGCGCCATGGGCAAACCCATTTACTACATGACTGGGAAGGCTACGTTCATTAAGAACAAGCACCCTCAGACAAGAGACGTGTGGATTGTAAGCAGATACGATAACCCTAGGGATATCATGAAGCATGACGAGCACACCATGTACAGACTCGATCAGGAGTTGCTTACCCCAAAGGCCAAGCAACGCACCATCATAATTGATAGGGTCGATACCGTTAAACAAATAGGAACCACTGTAGATGTCAAAGAAACACAGCGATAAACAGATAGGCGGTGAGCATTACAAGCACATGAACATTCAGGTAACTGAGTTCGTAGCTGCTAATGACATACCGTTCATCGAAGGGAACGTAATCAAATACGTGTGCAGACACGCCCATAAGAATGGGAAGGAGGACGTTCTGAAAGCAATCCATTACCTGAATTTATTAATTGAATACCACTATGAGAGTAACGATATTCGAGAACATTTACGAAACGAAGAATCCTCACACGATGCCGATAGCGGAAGCGCTGAGACGTATCCAGGAGGGGAGATCTGCAATCACGATTAAAGCGATACGCAATGGCGAAAAAGACTTCAAAAAGAACTTACCTCTCGTCCTCTTCTCAGGGGAATTTACGTCACGTAATGACGATGCGATTGAGAGGCACAGCGAATTCATTGTACTCGACTTCGATCACATTGATGTTGAGGCATCCAAGGCGCTTTTATCCACGGATCCTTATGTTTATAGCTGCTGGGTATCTCCGAGCGGTGACGGCCTTAAGGCGCTCGTTAAGATAACGAACCCTGAACGGCACCGTGACCACTTTAGATCGCTTAAGAGCCACTTTAACAAAGAATACAGCCTTGAAGTAGATGAATCAGGCATCAACGAATCTCGTGGATGCTTCGAGTCATACGATCCTGAGATTGTAATTAATGAAGATGCGAGAAGATATGGTGGTCTCTCTTCCGAAAAGGCAGAGTCGCAGACTGCTGTTTCAAAGGCGGGCGAATACACAGACTACAAAAGGCTCAATGTGTCTGCTCGCCTTATCCGCCAGGCAGAAAACGGGCAGAAGCACGAGACCTTGCGCAGAGCTGCAAATCTGTGCGGCGGTTTTATCGCTGCTGGCCGAATGGAAGAAGACGAGGTTATCCGAGTTCTGACTCGCGAAATTATGAAGCGCGACGTCGATGACGAACAGCTTGCACTGCGCACCATCAGAGATGGAATTGAGCATGGTAAAAAGAAACCCATCCACGAAACCATTAGTGATGAGCAGAAAGCTGAACGCGAGATGCTTATTAACGATGGCGACATGTCGTTTATATCGTCTGACGATGAAGACTTCCGATGGATTGACGACTATGCCAACGGCAACATCGAAGTGGGCTTAGATACAGGCTCCAAGGAAATGGACGAGTTCTTCCGCTACAAGAAAGAGTTCACCATCATCAATGGTCACAGCAACGTGGGTAAAACCACTATGGTGCTGTACCTGATGGTAAACGCTGCTATCCGACACGGATGGAAGTGGGTGGTGTACTCATCGGAGAACCGCACAGCCGCCTTGAAAAAGACGCTCATTCAGTTTGCTATGAACAAGAGTGTAAGCTCCATGAACTACATGGAGCGCAAGCGAGCATACGAATGGGTGGGCGAACACTTCACGGTCATCAGCAACAAGCAGGTGTACAGTTACGGAGACATCATCATATTCCTTGAGAAGATTCTTCGTCAACAAGAAGTTGATGCTGTTTTTGTTGATCCCTACAACAGTCTCAAACTCGACATGGGCAACTCAAACAAGAACAGTCACGAATACCACTACGAAGCTGCATCGGAATTCCTGACGTTCTCTACAGCAAACAACGTAGCTGTGTGGCTTAACATGCATGCCTTCAGTACAGCGCAGCGACTAAAAGGTGAAGACGGGCTTCCTGTGGCTCCGTATGCAGAGGATACGGAAGGCGGTGGCAAGTTCGTCAACCGTGCAGACTGCTTTGTTACCATTCACCGAAAGGTTCAACATCCTGACCATTCTCAGCGTAGAATCACTGAATTTCACGTTCGTAAGGTGCGCGATGTAGAGACGGGAGGACAGCCTACAGGACTGGAAGACCCAATTCGACTCGAAATGAATACATCTCGCACAGGATTCAGGGTGTGGCCCAACCAGAATTTGTTGTTCGAAGCTGTTGATTTAGAGGGTGGTAAGCAAGATTACATAAATTTTCCCGTTAACACTTCTTTTTTAGAAGAATAGGCTGTAACTTTGCTTTAGTGAAGCGACAGACAAAGGGGACTCCAAGGCGTAAGTCAGCTAAGAAACGTTCTTTAGGTAAATACAAGAGCGGTTTAGAGAAGACATGCGCTGATCTTTTAGCTGAATCGGGGCTAAGTTTTACCTACGAGACGCATGAGTACATGCTCTTGGAGAAATTCAAATACCCTGGTGAATACTGGAAGATGACTGCCAAGCGGAAAGACCTATCGAATCGAACAGATTCGGTGGTCCTTCCCATCAAATACACTCCAGACTTCGTAGGACCAAACGGAGAATGGGTAATTGAAACCAAAGGGTACACTCCCTCGCATCATGATTTCCCGATGCGGTGGAAGCTGTTCCTAAAACACTTGATAGACTCAGGAGAACCAGTCCCAGCTCTCTTCATCTGCAAAAACAAACAGCAGGTGGAGCAAGCAATTGAAAAACTAAAAGAACTTGGGTATGGCAAAAAGAGATCTAACAAAAGAACAGCTAAGTGAGAGCTTCAGCATAGCGTGTATGCGCTTGCACAATGAAATCACTAGGCTTTACGAGGATTTGCACGACAAAGAAGGGGGTCCGTGCATTAACCCTGGAATCGTGACTAACATGATTGCAGCATCAAGAGTAATCATTAACCACGAACTCGACTTTATCAAGGAGGCTTCGTATCAACATTTCGAGGCCAACTATGATCAGTCAGAACAGGCGGAAATACTCTTCGGCGACGGGGAGGGTAGCTGAAGTTCGCTTCATTCGAGCGGCAGAAAAGCTAGGCTTCCAAGTAACCAAGGGTAGCCGAAAAGATGACATGCACTTACACATCGATTACTGGCTTGCACATAGCGGGACCAGTACTTGGGGTGTAGACGTCAAGGGGAACAACCTCCCTGACGAGATATGGTGTGAGTTCAAAAACGTAGCGGGCAATCCAGGATGGATGTACGGAGGCGCTGAGATAATCGCTTTCGACATGCCAGAGGAGGGTGGGTTCAGCGTTGTGCAACGTGAGGAACTCAGAGATTACTGTGAGATGACTGTCGAGGATGTGTTCGTGTCAAACAAGCGCGAAGCATACAAGAAAAAGTACACTCGCAAAGATCGAGCAGACGTGATAACCAAGCTGAACTTATTGGATATCAAGCTGTTAGATTCATACAGAGTATGGGATTATTCTAAGGAGTTTTGAGTATCTTAGCTGTCCCTTTTTTTAACCTTTAAACATTTAAAACATGTACGATCCTTCACTTGTCCCTTGGGGCGAGGTAGG